TTGTATATACGGGTTCGCCTCTTAAATACATTCAAACAGCCCATTTAAGACTATTTACAGCCCTTCTAAGCGACTTTATCCATACGAGTGGTACTTACCCCTCAAAACGACCCTACCCATGCTTAAATCGCTTTAAATCGCTTCAAGTGTTAAAGTTTTGTTAAAATTGGTTAAATGCTTGCGTATATCGAACTCTGCCGAACCAGATGTCGGTTGCGGTAATTAGTCTACTCTCTGCACAGACAATCTTTTGCAACTGCCACATTGGATTTACCTTTTTACATTATATCTTAGCCCCATGGATATATACAGATCTGATCAGTGGGATTGCTTCAATTGGTGTGAAAAGAATAACATCAGAGTTTATCCAGTGCCAAGGAAATGGATAGATAAATATCAGGAGATAGAAGTGGATATCGGGGGTGATATTACTCGTAGCGGCACTAAATACAAACTTGAAGAAGTCCAGATCAAGATATGGGAATTGTATTGCCATCTGTACGATGAAAACAACAAGAGTTGATGTTACACTATGTGTTAGTAGCACTATGTGTTAATTATATTTATAATGATACACTATGAATACTTAACACTAAGTGTAACATACATCTTAACACTATGTGTATATAACACTATACATTATTCTGCCATCTGGGCAGTAGCAACAATTATAAAAAAACGTACTCACATATGATATGAGGTACAAATAATGCTAATTTAATTACTTAAATATGAAGATACAGTTAGAAGTTCCTGCATCCCTATCTGAGATCAAACTTGGTCAATACCAACACTACATGAGGATTGTAGACCAGAATGGTGAAGATGCGATTGATTTCGTGAACAAGAAGCTCATAGAAATATTCTGTGACATTTCATTGGAGCAGGTAGACAGTATCCCACTGGTAGAAGTGAACAAGGTCGTTAGTATTCTTGAAGAAGCATTCAAGGAAAAACCTAATCTTATTCGGCACTTTAAACTACTAGATGTAGACATGGGGTTTATTCCCAAGTTGGATGATATATCACTAGGCGAGTATATTGATCTAGAGGCTAACATTTCGGATTGGCAAAAGATCCATAAAGCGATGGCTGTACTGTACAGACCGGTAAACTTTAAGCAGAAGGATAAGTATACAATATCCCCGTACAAGCCCAGTGACGATATATCAGAGATGATGAAGGAGATGCCAATGGATGCTGTAATGAGTGCGATGGTTTTTTTTTACGATTTAGGGAAGGAGTTGTCGATAGCTACCCTGAACTATATGGAGGATCTAGTCAAGAAGGGGAAACTAACATCTCAGCAGAAGGAACTTTTGCATCAAAATGGGGTTGGTATCAATCAATATATGGAATCGCTAAAGGAGACATCCTCAAATTTGACGAAGTTACAAGTCAGGGATTATTCAAGTGTTTAAACTATTTAGTGTTCGAGAAGGAAAAGAATCAATTAGAGTCAGCAATGATTAAGAAAAGCATGAGATGAAAACATATTACGACTTAGTAGATAATATCTACAATTATCTTATCGGCAATAATGAAATAAACACAGTTACTTTTGGTGATATAATGGATGTTGATCTGTCCAAGCAAACTATATTTCCATTGGCTCATGTGGGGATCTCAACGGTGACATTCGATGAGCACTTCATGTCTTTTAGTGTTAGCGTTATGGCTTTGGATATTGTTGATGAAACAAAAGAAGATAAGAATACACTATCAAAACCACACCTAGGGTTAGACAACAAGCATGATATACTTAATTCTATGCTGTCTGTGGTGAATGGATTACAAAGCTCACTAAGAAGAGGAGGCATGGAATCTAACGACTACGAATTAAACGAGTCTGCAACTGCCACAATGTTTGAGGATAGGTTTGAGAATCTTATGACTGGATGGGGAATGGAGATGAATATAATGATCCCCAATAATGATATGGCACTAATAAACGCTGACGGAACATCATGTCTGTAAACAAACATAGAAACCTGAAGAAATATGTCTTGAGCTACACTAAAAGATTAGTGAAGCTAATTAAGATTGAAATAGGCAGAGACAGAACTAGAAGGTATGCTAACAATAAAACTGTTAATGCACCTATCGATGCTTCCGGGTCTCTAAGAAATAGTATCAGGTTTGGTCTGAAGAGTGTTGGTGATCGTAAATACTCATTCCAGATAAAAGGTAATTCCTATGGTGAAATACTAGACAAGGGAAGGGATTCTGGTAAAGACACCCCCAGCAAGAAGGATTTAGTAAAATGGATTAATGATAAGAAGCTAAAGCTAAAAGACGCTCAGGGCAGGTTTATAGACATGACACCAAAAAGGATAGATCTAACTGCCAGATATATGGTTGCTTCTATACGCAAATTTGGATCACCTGCGACAAACTTCCTTGGTGATGCCATGGATATAGCAGAAAGTAAATTAGATAATAAGATTCTAAAACAAGTGTTCTCTGAGGATATGGCAAAGAATATAGAAGAGATACTTATAGACGCAGGTTACAGTAAAAAAGGAGATGAATTTATAATACAGAAATAATGTCTGATTACATAGTTACAAATGGGGAGATTGAGTCTACACGACCCGTAGAGACAAAAATGACGAAAATGAACGTAAGATCACCATTTTACGTTATTGCTACTGAGGAAGGTAAACCAGACGGGATACAGTCTGGGTTTGATCAGGCAACTGAAACCCCAACGGACGTTCCGGATTCTGACGGTGTATACACAAATGAAAATCTACCAGATAAACCTTTGGAATATGTAGAGCCTGAAGTTGAGCAGATAAGAGTGTATGACGGTGATAATATATGTACAGGCGTAGATGTGGGGACAAGGGTGTTTGAATTTGACACAGGCGAAGACACTGTAGGAACTATAACCATAGATTACGATATAAATGTCCCTATCAAAGTATCAGCCAACCATGGTTCATTTGCCTATGCTGTTGAGGGAGGTGATTATGTAGGGAATAGTCAATTTGAAACTAATTTGATAGAAGCAGGTATATCCACAGGAGATATGAGTCTAGCTTCTAACGCTAGGAAGACTGGCACACTAACTATAATCAAAACGGAAGCAACCTACGCACAGCGTTTTGTTAATGTAGTGGTATATGCTCCTATCCCAACTGATGACTATTGCTTTACTTTCAATGCTCCTGCTGCCCCTGTTGTTCCAGACCCATATCCAATAACAGTGCCTAATGTTGGTGCTACACTCCCTAGCACTCCAGACGGAAGCAAGATAGCTGTAAATGATTTGGCTTTTCATACAACTTTTCTTGATAGGGAAGGTTTACCATTACTGGTGAATGGAGTCGATACAGGTCTAACTCTAGAAGCAAATACAACATACTTGTTTACTGATAATTCTTTTGTTGGAGATTTCTACTTCTATAATCCTCAAGACACTAGAACAACTGTGTTTATAGACAAATCACAATATTTTGTAACAGGTTACAATAAGGTTTCATTCAATCTGACTCCCGGATCTAGAGTTAGACTGGAAGTTGCCAGAGCAGGTATATTCCATGATGGCACAGACTGGAAATGGACATGGGCAGCAAACACTCTTAGTTCAGGATCTTATCTGTCTTATGATCACTCATATACTTCAGGGGGTAAAAATGGATTTATAAACTTTGCTCCTACTAATTATATTAGTAGTCCTTCAACATGGTACAATAATGAGGTTTATATAGGATGGCATGAAACAGGTACAGGAGGAGTCGCTTATTTAAGCGGCAGCAAAACGGGTACACATTTCGGAATATCAAAGGCAAGAAACTCAATAGATTATTTCGCAAATTATAGATACAACACTAATGTGATTCTAAATCAGTTAGGTCATTACTTAAGTTATTAATCATGGCAGTAAATTTAAAATCGGCACAATTAAAAATATTCGTTTATAGTGGAACTTTCGGTTCTTCTAATAGAGGTGATGCCAAGTACACATTAACTAAGTCTAGGCTTTCTGGGGAGAGTATAATACATTTTGAAATATCTGAATTAGTAAAGGACTACCTAGAGATAAAGTTTCAGGGAGAGCCAAGAAATGCAAGAATATCATACTGGGTTGAGACGGAATTAATTAGGACTTTTGAGGATACCACTACTAATGAGACAGCCGTAGACAACTTACCTCTCCATAGAAGTTACATAGCATTTAGAGGATATGGTGAATTGTATGATATAAACAGGACTGATAATACAAATATAAATCCAGAATTATCTAGAGACATATTAATAAGCAATAGAACTGTGTTCAAGCCGAGAGGAGAGGACTTACACCTACCTTTCTTTACCTCTTCAGAAACAGATGGGACTTTTAGTGTTGAATACTACAATGATCAGACTCTTGTTAGTGATTATAAATTCGGAGGTAGTGTTAAATTTGTAACAATAGATCAGACAGAAATAAAAGCATCTGCCTTTGATGAGTATACAATAGATATGACGGCACTTAGAGGCTCTGATAGTGAAGGTAGTCAAGCTGATACTAATGTAAGTCAAGATGTAACAAGAAGTGTTTTCACTAATAAAAAAGGAGGTACTGATACTATTACAATTAGAACGATAGACGAATGCAAACATTCTCCATATAAAATATCATTCCTTAATAAATTTGGAGCGATACAAGAGTTATGGTTCTTCAAGAGAAGCGATAGAGCATTCAATGTAAACAAAAATAGCTATAGATCATCTACTCTAGATTTGGGGGTCAACGCTGTAAATGAGGTATTAGATTTCAATCCCTCTAAGCACGTTAGTGTCGATTACGATATAAATGCCAGAAAGAGTATTAAGCTAAATACCGGTTTTGTAACGGAGGATCATAACCAAGTAATAAAAGAATTGTTGGTTACTGAATTTTGTTGGATACATGAAGCAAATGAATCAGGGCTTGTAGTCCCTACACCGGTAAAACCAGCAAACTTGCAGTTCCAAGAGAAGATGGAGGTCAATGAAAAATTACTAAGTTTCACGTTAGACTTTGAATATTCACACAACTTTATTCAGGATATAAGATAATGAATCAAGTCCAATTATTTATAGAAGACCAAAGAGTAGACCTGTTCGATACAGAAACGATTCAAATGAATCTATCTATACAGAACGTAAGAGATATATCTGCGGTGTTTACTGATTTCAGTAGATCTTTTGTAGTTCCGGCTAGTGATTCCAATAATAAAATATTCAAACATTTCTATAGCCCATATATAAATAATGGCTTTGATGCAAGAAAGAGAAAGGATGCTGAGATACATCTTAATCATGCTCCATTTAAAATAGGAAAGATATTCCTAGAAGGTGTAGACATGAAAAATAACAAACCCTACTCTTATAGAATTACATTTTACGGCAACTTAGTATCCCTAAAGGATAAGCTGTCGGATGACAAATTAGTAGATTTATCCTACCTTTCTAATTTTAATCATGATTACGGATCTGTTAATGTGAAGACTGGTTTGACTGATGGTTTAGATTTTACCGTTGGAGGAGTTTCTAAGGATGACGCGATAATATACCCATTAATAACATCGAGCAAGAGGTTGTTTTTTAACAGTGGTTTATCTGGCTCAGACCCAGAAAACACAGAGGGTAATTTGTACCATGACTCAACTAGTCCTGACACTACTAGAGGTTTAGAGTTCACGGACTTGAAACCTGCTATAAAGTGCATCCATGTCATAGAAGCTATAGAAGACAAGTACGGTTTATCTTTTACTAGAGATTTCTTTGACACTGCTGCATTTTCTAATCTTTATATGTGGCTTAGTAATATTAGTGGAGAAATAGACGAGCAGGATGATTCTCCATTTTCGTATCAATTCATAAGTGAAACGGTATACTCTTCAACAATAGCATCCCTATTCCCTAGGACAAAAACAGATATTTCTGAATTCACTAATGATAGTGGGACTTTAACCATAGTAAAAACGGGAAGCGAGACAGGACTGGAATATCATTTAGGTGCTTCTGTTAATTTATTTGGTCATTCACTTAGTGCTGACGCTAGAGTTCGATTTCTAAATGTAGATACTAATGAAGAGATTGTAATCCCTTATTATAACCCAAGCACAAATATAACCCAGAGAGAGAGTAGAATACAGGTAATATCGTCATCCGATCCCGTAGGCACTACAGTTAATTATAAGGTGTTTCTGGAGGCTAATCAAGAAGTCACTCCATTAGCATTTTTAGTGTTTGCCACTAGGGATATTGATCCTTCATCAATAGGCTCTGAGGATAAGTATGAAGCCTTTAGCACCCCTGCCTCGCCACCTCCAACGACTCAGGTAAAAGTTAAGTTGACGGGGAGTGATAATGAAAGTTACTTTATTCCAGACCTGAAGGTTATAGATTTCCTAACAGGTATATTCAAGTTATTCAACTTAACAGCTTTCTATGTTGATGATCGTTCAGATGCTAATTTTGGCAAAATAAAAGTAGAGACTCTAGACGATTTTTATGCTGATGGTGTTACTAAGGATATATCTAGATTAATAGACACCAGTAACCATAAGGTAAATACCTCACTTCCGTTCTCTTCCATAAATTTCCAATACGATGAGACTGAAGCTGTAAACATGGAGCATCATAAAAACAAGTTTAATCAGGTTTTTGGTGATCTAGATTATACAATACCTGACACTGACTTTAAAAAAGAATATAATTTAGAGCTTCCATTTGGTCACTTGAAATATGAAAGGTTATTGGACACAGCTCCATCTCCGCTAGAGTCTTCAGCTCAAACACTAATTCAGTGGGGTTATTCTGCCGGTGGTGACTTTAATGAAGATACTGGTAATTATGACTCTGAGAGTATACCTCCGCTTTTATTTTACGGCATAAACATCTCAATACCGGATTCGACAGAATATATAAATTGGATATCTACATCTCCTCCAACTGGACTATCATCATATTGGAAACCATCAAACAGTAACGAAAATGGCACTCCTGATACACCACCGTCATTCAGTATTAATTTTGATGCCGAGATAGATGAATGGCAATTGAAGGATTATGGATTAAGCACTAATTCTATATTCAATAAATTTTACACAAAATATATAACCAGTGTGTTTGATGTGAGTAAAAGAATAGTCATGTATACGGCTTATCTAGACCATAAGATACTCCATAACCTAAAGCTGAATGACCAGTTTAAGGTACATGATACTATATTTCGGATTAATTCTATAGAGGTTAATTTAAACACAGGAAAAGCGGAATTAGAACTTATAAACTTAAACTCAGACGAAATAGTGTAATGATAAAAACGATTATAGACTTATTGAATAGAGATGATTGGTACGGAGTATCTGAGAACGTAGATATTGCTAAGGGAAAGTATAAGGCTGTCTCTAACATGAAAGAGGCTAAACAACAAATAAAGAGATATTGGCATGGCAAGTAAGAAGGTATTAATTGAAATAGGTGTAATAGACAGAAATGTATCACCGTCTCTAAGCAAAGCCAAGAAAGGGGTTGATGAATTAGCTACCTCGACAAATAGGTTAGCTAAGGCTAACAAAGGGAATAGGGCTCAATCAGGTCTTAATAATGCTATACTGATAGAATCAGGTCGTGTTGCTTCTGATGCTGCATACGGAATACAAGGTATGGCTAACAACATCGGGAGAATAATCGAATTGGGTCAGGAATTTGCTAGAACTAATAAGGGCGGCATGGGTGCGGCTCTTCAAGACTTGAAAAAGTCTCTTTTCGGTGTTGGTGGAGTACTCATAGGGGTTCAATTACTTTTGTCTTTCCTTCCTAAGATAGTAAAGAAGTTTAAGGAGGTGAGCGATGGTACTTCAGATCTTAGTGCTGCGGTTAAGAATCTAAGGAAGGATTTCTTTGACTTAAAAGGAGAGATAAAAGAAAGCAACGAGGCTCTTGTTGATCAAGATGACACTATAAAAACTCTACTAGGTAGACTTAGACTGGCTGTAAAGGCAAATTTACCTTTTAGGATTTTTGGTAATACTGATTTTATAGATAAGACTTTAGAAAGATTAAAAGCACTAGGTGTAGAGATTGATAAGAATAAGTTGCTTAGTTTTGAGCATGATCCTGAGGGATTAAATAAATTCATTGATCAATTACTTAGTAGTAGTGGTAAAATAGATAAGGTCACTCAGGAGGTTGTTGATTTCGGTACAGATTTAGCCGTCCAAAGGATATTAGGTAAAAAGACACCTGTTGAATTAGCGGAAATGGCACTACAAGTATTCATAAAGGAACAGGAGGCTTTAGGTGTTAAAGAGGAGGAGTATGTAAAAAGCAGGGAATATCAAATATTGTTAGCCAAGATAGAAGCTGCAAAAATAGGAGCTAGAAGAAAAGCCAAGGAAGATGCTGAGAAAAATGCTCCGGAAAAAGACTATGAGGAATTACCTGTTAGAAGTCTCAGAAGGGAGATTGAGGCTATAAAAGAATTAGGTAAAATAAGATCAGCCTTCCATAAAAAGAACATGGGGCTTTTAGTTCAAGAGCAAGAATTTGCAGCCGGAGCTATAGAAATGGAGCGTCAGCAAAGAATAGCTGAAATTGACGCAACAACTGATGATGAGATAAAGAAGAGAGCCGCACTTAGAGAAGTCAACGCATATTACGATCAGTTGATGATAAGGGAAAAAAGAGAAGCACTTCTAGACTTGGGTCAAGCAATAGTTGAAGCGTCTGGACAGCAAAGTGCCGTTGGTAAGGCTACCGCTATAGCTATGGCTTTATTCAATACCTATGAGGGCATTACGGCAGCATTAAAAATAGCACCTCCTTTGGGAGAAATATACGCTGCAACTAGAGGTTTGATGGGATTCGCACAGGTCAGAAATATAATGAAGATTGACCCTAACAATCCTAAAGTTCCCTCTTCAGGTAGAGGAGCATCAGGTGGGGCAGGTGGAGGTGTACAAGCTCCAGAATTTAATGTGGTTGGTGCTTCTGCTACTAATCAATTAGCTATGGCTGTGGGAGATTCAGGATTGGGGCAGCCTGTTAGAGCTTATGTGGTTGGTAAGGATATAACAAACCAACAGGAATTTGACAACAATCAAACGAATATTGCCGGTACTGGTGGCGGAAGAAGAACAGGAAATTAATAATATGAAAATAATAGAATTACTTATCGATGAAGATGCACTATTCCATGGTATAGATGCCATTAGTATTGTGGATCGTCCTGCTATAGAGGAGCACTTTGTAGCACTTAAAGAACAAGAGAAGGTTGAACTAGCTGAAATAGATAAGGAAAAGAAAATCCTTATGGGGGCAGCTTTAATACCTGATAAGAAAATATACCGTTCTGATGGAGAAGACGAGTATTATATATACTTTAGCCAAGATACAGTTAGACGAGCTTCTGAATTGTTTCTGATACAGGGCAATCAAAGTAAGTCAACATTAGAACATCAAGCTGAGTTAAATGGGCTGACTGTTGTAGAATCTTGGATAGTAGAAGATGAAGTCCATGACAAGTCTAGAAAGTACGGTTTAGAAATGCCTGTTGGCACTTGGATGGTGAGCATGAAGGTAAACAACGATGAGGTTTGGGATAATTATGTTAAAACAGGATTAGTAAAAGGATTTTCTATTGAGGGGTATTTTACTGATAAGATAAGTATGAGTGCTGTTTCTGGAGTAGAAGAGAATGAAGCAGCGGAGATGTTATTCGAGATACATGATTTACTTGAGTCACAAAAGTATGAATTCGAGACTTACAGTGATTATCCGGAGGGTGTCGTTAATAACGCAAAAAGAGTATTAGAATGGGTAAAAGAAAATGGTTGGGGTTCTTGTGGTACTGCCGTAGGAAAACGCAGAGCCTCGCAATTAGCATCGAAATCAAAGATAACAGTATCTACTATTAAGAGAATGTATAGCTTCCTATCACGTCACGCACCTGATTTGGAGTCTTCTACAAGCTACTCTGATGGGTGTGGTAAATTGATGTACGATGCATGGGGAGGAAAAGCTGCTTTGAGATGGGCAAGAGGTAAATTGAAGGATCTTGGTGAGATTGATATGGCTAAGGTTAGCGAGAAAGGCGAAATAAAGCCTTCTAAGAAAGCCCCTGCGTCTGACACACCAAACACTTCACCGAAGGGAAAAGGATCTGCTAGAGGCTCTGCAAAGGGCAAAACTGGAGCTAAAGTATCCGCTAAGGATAGAGCTACATTAAAAAGAAAATCAGATGAATTTAATAAGAAGTATAAAGAGAAACTGGGGTATGGTGTTACTGTCGGTCAGTTGTCTAGCGTTTATCAGCGTGGTTTGGGTGCTTTTAATACTAGTCACTCTCCTAAAGTCCGTAGTGCTTCTCAGTGGGGCTTTGCTAGAGTTAATGCATTTCTTTATTTAGTAAGAAACGGTAGACCTCAAAACCCGAAATACACTACTGATTACGACTTACTTCCAAGTAAACATCCTAAATCACCTAAGAAATGAGAAAAAGAAGAAAGTACACTGCGAGTAGAACATCTCCTAGGGGTGGAAAGAGGGGATGTCTGTGTCCGGATGGAAAAACATATTCTATCGATTGTTGTGATGGGTCTTTACAAGCCCAAGGAATAGGTAATATTACAGGTGAAAGTTTAGCTGATAGCTGGAATGGATATACAGTCACTTCTTGTTCAGATGGGCACGTTCGTCACGTTCACATTCACAATGCTACTTTAACAGTTGGAAAAGTTTATTATCTAACGTTAGAGAATAATCATAATCATTGCTACACAATAACATCAACTCGTCATTCAGAAGGGGTACATATCAATACAGCTTCAGTAGTTTATGATGACTGTGCCACTTGTCAGGCTGCCAATTAAAAATCGAACACATATTTTTAAATCAATTACTTATATAAACATTAAAGAACATGGAGAGTACAAAACTACTAAATGAGATTTGGCTCAAATTGTCTGCTCTTGCTAAGGAGGATGAACTTGCACAAGATATCGCTCAAGAAGAAGTGGTATTAGAACAAGTTGTTGCTCCTGAGGAGGAAGTAGCGATTGAAGAGCCAGTAGACACTACTGAACTTTCCGAAGAGACTACAGAAGAAGCCGTAGAAGAGGTTTCTGAGGAAGTTGAATTGGAAGAAGAGACTGAGGAGTCAGTAGAAGAAGACGTAAACTTGATGGAGGGATATGTCAAGGAGGATGACTTTAAATCTGCTATGTCAGGTATTAAGGCTGAAATCGAAGCGCTAAAGAAGATGATTGATGAGGAAATGGGAGGTTATAAAACAGAGAAGGAAGCAATGGAAGCTCAGATCGAGAAGCTATCTGCTGAACCTGCCGCTGAGCCAATCAAGCACTCTCCAGACGCTGAGACCAACGAAAAGAAGATGTTTGCTTACGGTTCTAACAAACCACAAAGCACACTAGACAGAGTAATGTCTAGAATAGGAAACAAATAATAATATATTTAAAAAGACATAAATAAATAAGAAATGGCTACAACTACTTCAATTACTACAACTTATGCAGGTGAGTTTGCCGGTGAATATATCGCTGCTGCCCTGCTAGAAGGTGCTACTATCGCTAACGGTGGTATCACTGTAAAACCAAATGTAAAGTTTAAAGAGGTGATTAAGAAATTATCCACAGATGCTATCGTAAAAGATGCAACTTGTGATTTCGACCCTACTTCTACTTTAACATTGACTGAGCGAATCCTACAACCGGAAGAGCAACAAGTTAACCTACAAATCTGTAAGAAAGATTTTGCTTCTGACTGGGAAGCTCTACAGATGGGATTCTCTGCCTACAACAACGTACCACCGAAATTTGCTGATTTCTTGATTGGTCATATTGCTGCTAAGGTTGCTGAGAAAACTGAAACTAACATCTGGAGAGGAGACACTTCTAACAATGGAGAATTCAACGGATTGACCACTCAGATTGCATTGGATGCTGCCCTTCCTGCCGGACAAGAAGTTGCAGGTACTACTGTAACGTCTTCTAACGTGATTGCTCAGATCGGAAGCATTGTTGATGCTATCCCTTCTAGCTTGTATGGGGCTGAAGACCTTCACATCTATGTATCTCAGAATATGGCAAGAGCTTATGTTCGTGCATTAGGAGGATTCGGATCTTCAGGATTAGGTGCTGCCGGTACAAATGACCAAGGTACACAATGGTGGAACAACGGAAGCCTTAGCTTTGACGGTGTTAAGTTGTTTGTTGCCAACGGTCTTGCTGACAACACTGCTGTTGCGGCAGAGAAATCCAACCTATTCTTTGGAACGGGATTGCTATCTGACCATAATGAGGTTAAGGTTTTAGACATGGCTGATCTTGACGGAAGCCAGAATGCTAGAGTCGTTATGCGATTCACAGCAGGTGTACAATACGGAAACGTAGAAGATATCGTTACTTACGGAATTACAAACTCCGCTAATTAATAATTAATTGTTAAACATAAGAAGGGGTAGGTGGTTTACTACCTGCCCCTTTTTTATAAAATAAAATACTATGGCTTGTGATTTAACTGGTGGACGTTTAAAACCCTGTAAGGATGCCGTAGGTGGTGTAAGAAAAATTCACTTTGTGGATTTTGGCGATTTAGGAACTGTTACTCTTTCAGATGATGAGGTGACAGATCTAAGTGGCACTTTCTCTTTCCACACTTACGATGTTAAAGGAAACTCGTCCTTAGAAACCAATATCCAGACTTCATTGGAGAATGGAACTACTTTCTTTGAGCAGGTTGTGAATGTAACACTTCACAAATTGACAAAGGAAGATAATAAAGAATTGAAATTGATGTCTTACGGAAGACCTCACGTCTTTATTGAGACTTTTGATGGAAAGGTATTGTTGATCGGAAGAGAGCATGGTGCTGAAGTAACAGGAGGAACTGCTGTGACTGGTACTGCTATGGGTGACTTGCAAGGTTACACTTTGACTCTTACGGCTAACGAAACTACTATGCCTAACTTCGTAGACTCGCCAACTTCTGCTGATCCGTTTGCAGGAATGTCTAGTGCTACTGCTTCGGCTTCAACACAAAGAACTCCATAAGATTATCTATTGTAACATCTTAAAGAGGGTAGCTTTATGTTACCCTTTTTTATTGCTTAAAACAAAAAGATATATTTTAGTTACTTTAGTATGAAAATACTGACTACTTCCACAGATAATCAGTTTATAAAGGTAATTTCTAGGAGTGACGCAGAAACCCCTACGTTATCCATAACCAATAAGTCTACTGGTGTTTCATCAAGTGTGTCTGTAACTAAGACCACCTCAGGTGATTATATGGTTCTTACGGGTTCTTTTTCATTGAAAGAGGGGGTTATGTATTCATTCAAAGTCAAGGACGGGTCTAATGATATCTACAGAGGTTTGATATTCTGCACAGATCAGAGTAACTTAGACAAGTATTTCATTAATGAAGGGGAATACACAGAGGAAGATAGTTATGATAACGATTATGTAATAATATAATGAGTAGAAGAAAGCATACGCCAAACAAGGTTGCCATAAAAGCAAAGGATAGTATTCATGTTGTGAATCTATCTTCATACACAGCCCCAAGAATAATAGAAAACAAAAGAGAGGACTGGGTTGAGTACGGGGAGGATAACGATTACTTCTCATATCTAATAGACAGATACAACGGATCTCCAACAAACAATGCTGCTGTTAATGGTATTGCTGAGATGATCTACGGCAGAGGTTTAGACGCTACAGACGGAGATTCAAATTCAGAGGCATACTCAGAGATGAAGGAGCTGCTTAGAAAGGATTGCGTAAAGAAAGTTTGCTATGACTACAAGATGATGGGACAGGCAGCAGTTCAAGTGATATACACTAAAGACAGGTCTAAGATAGCACAGGTAGAGCATATGCCGATTGAAACTATAAGAGCTGAGAAATCTAGTGCGAATGGAGAGGTACAGGCTTATTACTATGCTCCAGACTGGTCTGAAGTAAAGAAGAATAACCCTCCTAAGAGAATACCGGCTTTTGGCAAAAGTAACTCTGCTATAGAGATTCTTTACATTCAGCCTTACAGGGCAGGATTCTATTACTACTCTCCAGTAGATTATCAGGGAGGGTTACAATATGCGGAGCTTGAAGAGGAGATTGCTAACTACCATATAAGCAACATCCAGAATGGTCTTTCTCCTAGTATGCTCATAAACTTTAATAATGGTACTCCTGATAAAGAGCAGCGAGATTCAATCGAAAGAGCTATCTATGAGAAGTTCTCAGGTTCTTCTAACGCAGGTAAATTCATCTTGGCATTCAATGATTCAAAGGAATTGGCAGCCACTATAGAGCCGGTCATTCTCAATGACGCTCATCAGCAGTACCAGTTTTTATCAGACGAGTCGATGAAGAAGGTCATGGTATCTCATCGAATTGTTTCACCAATGCTTGTAGGTATAAAAGATAATTCAGGCTTGGGTAATAATGCTGACGAACTCCAGACGGCATCCCTACTAATGGATAACACTGTTATTAGACCGATGCAGGTAACAATCTTAGATGCTTTTGAGCAGCTCTTAGATTACAATGACATAAATCTAGATATATACTTCAAAACATTGCAACCTCTAGAATTCACTGACTTAACAAACGCTGTAACTGATTCTGAGATTGAAAAAGAAACTGGGGTTAAAAAAGATGACGTAGAACAAGAACAAATGGAAGAATAATGGCAACAGCACTATTTATCAAAAGAAGCGACCTAGTAAAGAATACGGCTTTAAACGGCAATATAGACACTGACAAATTCATTCAGTTTATAAAGATCGCTCAAGAGGTTCATGTAAGAAATTACTTAGGTACGGATTTGTATGATAAAATATCTGCTGATATTATTGATGATGACTTGACGGGGGACTATTTGGATTTAGTTAATGATCATGTACAGCCTATGTTGATTCATTTCGCAATGGCTGAGTACCTTCCGTTTGCCGCATACACAATAGCTAATGGTGGTGTTTTTAAACATGGCTCAGAGAATAGTGAAACAGCATCTAAAGACGAAATAGATTCATTGATCGCTAGGGAAAGGGATTATGCTGAGTATTACGCTACTAGATTTGTGGAATACATGAGCTTTAATGCATCGTCTAAGTTTCCTGAATATTACACAAATAACAACGAGGATATATATCCTGATAAGCAAACCAATTATCAAGGATGGGTGTTATAAGACAAAAAGACAAGAGACAGTATAAACCAAAGAAAAAGAACGAAATACGATTGTCTAGTTATTTAAAAAAGAATAAACGTGAGTTGGGGAAGTATTTATAGTAAGAGTCACTTTGGCAACGCTAATGAAGATAATGCGTGGGGTATTATTTATCCTATTATAGCAGGAGGAAGTAGCTTAGTAATAAGCATAACTAAATTCATTATTAGCTCTATCGGGTTAAGAATTGACGAAACAGAAGTATAATGGCAAACACAATAAATTGGGCTGTAATATATTGTAGTAGTTGGTGGGGAGATGACTCCAACCAGTCTACTATTGATATAGCTTCAGAGCCATCATGTATGAATAATTAAAAATTAAGATATGGCATCACAAAATTTAGATGTAGGAACAACGGCTAATGACGGAACAGGCGATGAGCTGAGAGCTGCATTCGTAAAGGTAAGAAAGATGTTTGCTGAGATATACGGGCAAACTTACACTGGAGATACTCAGGACTTATCTGGTACTACACTAGCTATAAAAGCAAGTCAGCTTTCAACAACAAACACCTCAGGCTCTGGGACTGATGATTATGTATTATCCTATGACCATACAAGTGGTGGGTTCACTTGGGTTGTAGCGGGGGATATTACTGGCGTAGTAGCTGGTGATGGTCTTACTGGAGATGCAACAAGTGGAGATGCTTCTTTAGCAGTAGGTGCAGGAACTGGTATTGCTGTAAATGCAGATGATATTCAGATTGCTGATAATGGTGTAGGTCATGACCAACTAGCCAACAGATATACTAGAGTGCAGACAATATCTTCAACCACTAGCCCTATTGATTTAGAATGTGATGACTATGCTGCTTTTAATCTTACTGGTAACTTAGGAAATGTAACCTTAAATCTAAACGATTTAAAAACTGGTCAAGTAGTAGATATTTTACTTTCAGGTTCTGATTTATCAAGTGCAGTTATAACATTAGCAGATAGCTTTACAACATCTGTAATAAGCAAAGTAGGAAGTACTGACTTTGATACTTCTAAAACGAATCATTTACAAGTAGTTTGTGTAGACGATACAGATAGTGCTGCTATTTTAAATTACTCAATTAACACTTACGAAACAGATACAACACCATAATATGAAGGCAAAACAGATAAACGGACAAATAGTCCAGTACAAAAGATTACCAAGCACCTACACTAAGAGTGATGGTAGTGTAATATTGAACTTCAGAAAAGCTGATACTGCTACATTAGAAGCAGAAGGGTTTTATGATGTTGTTTCAGATTCTTATGACCCTAGAGTAGAGGTTCTAGGAGAAATCACTTGGGATGCTGATAATAGTGTATTTAAAAGAACTAAGTCTAATAAAACAATACAAGGTACATTATCGGAACTAAAAGCAGAGAAGATAGCAAAAGTAAAAGAACTTGCCAATGTAGAACTATCCAAGACGGATTGGTACATAACAAGGGAAGCCGAATTAGGTACTGCGACTCCTTCTGCAATAACAACCGAAAGAAGTGATATCAGAGCAAAGGTGGAAGAAAGAGAAACAGAAGTAAATGCCCTTACTACAAAAAAGAATGTAGTGAAATGGACACCTATCTTGTTTGACCCACCTGCAATAGATTTACCATAATATGAGTTTAGGAAAAAGACTTTTTATAGGAGAAGCTGCGGCTGCTGCACCTAGCGGTGGTACTTCTGACACATTAGATGTATTTGGGGATGGTAGTGGTGTTGCTCTTTATACGTTAGACTACGATGGTTCAGATACTAGTGGTAATTATGATGGCACACCTTACGATGTTGATTTCGGAGTAGATGGGCAAATAAACTGGGGTGCTAGTTTTAATGGCAGTAGTTCATACATACAAACATCACTATCGCAAAATAGTGATAATATTGCTATATCATTTTGGATGGAAGCAGATGCCACAGGTGGCACTTCCCCAATTCTAATGATTAATAACAGGAATGGTGTTATAGTTCCTTATGCCTATGGCACAGGGTCTAATAGCATTACAGCCAACACAGGAAACCAAAATATCCTATTAAATTCAACTACACTTACATCTCAGTGGAATCATATTGTAATAAATATGACAGGATGGGCATCATCTTATACTGCATCAGCATTTGGTGCTTCTATAAATATGGAAGTTTTTGTTAATGGAAGTTCTATTGGAACTACAACGAATAAGCCTTACGGTTTAAGCACTGGAGCGAGATTGGGAAGAAGTAATGGGAGTTACTATTTTACAGGGAAATTAGACCAAGTAAGAATGTTTAACAAAGCACTATCTTCTTCAGAAGTATCTACTCTTTACGGAGAAACTGCTACTGTTTATACACCTACAACAGATACATTAAACTATCAAGACACCATTACTGCGTACTATAAATTTGATGGTAATGCCAACGATGAAACAACAAACTACGATGGTACTGAATCTAATATAACCTATGAATTTGGTAGGTTTGGTACTGCTGCGGTGTTTAATGGTACTAGCGGCTATGTGAGTTTGACCGATATTCCTTCAAGTGTATCAGCAGACATCTCAATATCAGCTTGGATAAACGCAGACACTTTAAGTGGAGATAGGACTATTATAAGCCTTAGAGAAAATAGGCTAATTGAGATTTCAATAAATTCAGGATATTCAGCAGGTCAAAGACTAGAGTTTAAGTTTTACGATGGAGGTAATAAGGTAATAAATTTAAATGAAAATCTAATTACTGTGGGTAACTGGCATCACATTTGCCTAACTGCCCAAGCAGGGGGTAATATGATTGCTTATTTCGATGGTGTGGCACAAGGAAGTCCACTTGCTATTGGGAATGTTTATGTTGCTGGTCAAGGTGATACTATTGGTGCATATGTTTCAGGTGCAGGTGGTTTTTTTGATGGTAAGATTGACCAAGTTAGAATTTATGGTTTGCTTTTAGATGCTACTGAAGTGGCAAATCTATACAATGAAAAGCAAGCCTACATA